GAGAATCCATATAAACCACCTAGAGTTACGATAAACGCCGTGATACCTGGCACCCCAACGGTTAAAACTTTTTTTGCTAAATCGTACTGTTTATTTGTTAACTTCATGATATTTCCTCCTAATGTTCATCGATTTCTTTTTGTTGTAAAATCCCTTCATCACGTACACTTAAATTAGATACCTTGGCACGTAATGTATCGCCAGTTCCATTTCCACCGAGATTCTTGTATGCTTCAAACAAATAATCAAAGTTGTTCAGCTCCCCAACAGTGATATACCCACGCTTGATGTACTCATCTGCTTTGTTCCATATTTGATTGTGAAGTGATGCCTTCTCGGCTTTAACGATTTTCTGGCTTCTGACTTCAGCCATCGCCTGATAATCCTCTACATTTTTTAGGCGTTTATCTTGTTCCGTATTTGCCGTTTCTAAGGCGGTGATTGTTTGTTCCCTAAGATCGTTCTCAGCCCTTTTGGCTTTAACTAACTTAGTAACCCATGTTCCCACCCTCCACAGAGTAGCCAATAAACCACTTCCAAAAGCGGCTGCCCAAAAACTATTGATTTCCAAAAACTCTTTCATTTTAATTTCCCCCAACTGAACATATGCCACCTGCTTTCTACTAAAATAAAAGAGCAACCTATTCTGGCTGCTCTTTCGTCAACATATTAACAATCTTATTTTCTGCAACTACTAAAACTTCACTTAAATCAAGCGTATCTGCTGAAATAATTAATTGTCCCGTAATTGATTCGTTATTCTTATTTTGACTATCAACTGAAACATAATACTTAGTAATCTTCCCGTCTTGATCATACTCGGGTGTAATGCTTGTCCATCGCACAAATATTCCTCCGTTTCTATGGTATGTCGTATGTTAAAGCCGATATATCAACGTATTGAGAATTTCCAACAACCTTGATTTGTATAGAATTCCCGATACTTGGCTGCGCTGTCCCCAACATAGCTACACGAACTGTTTGCAATTCTGTTGCGTCTCCTGCAGCTAGCTTAAATGTGTTTCCGGTCGGCCTGATAGAAGCTGGAACGGTGCCTATCCCAAAAGGATAGGTTGTCCCTGTCATAGCACCACTTGTTCGCTCAACCTGCCCTCTGAAGGTAATTGTTCTCTTTCCCTTCATGTTATATGAGATCTGATACTGGCAGGGATTATTTTCAGAAGTCCTGAAACCAGCCGCATATGACAAATTAATCCAAGGTGTATCAGTTAGTTGTCTAGCATGTATCATTCCAGAAAAACCATTTTCTCTGTCATTTAGAGTCAAAGTATCAAAAGAAAGTGAAGCAGATGCGATCAACTCATTTTGATCTCCTGCAGCTGACCCGCTATACCTAGCCATCGACACGAACTGGTGACTAAATATAGTCTCGTATGATTGGGTCACTGCCCCTTGAGAGTTCTTAATTACCCCTGAGTTATAAAGTTCAGCAGATCCAATTCTTTGGGTACCCTGTGCAAAAGTCCCATCATTGTAGGATCTTGTGTAAGGATTTATAAACTCAGATCCAACAATCTCGGCCCCTTCTAACCTTTTGAACACCCCATTCTCAGAAAGAATGTTGGTAGCAAGTAAGTTATCAATAGGCATCCCCCACATACTCCAAGCAGTGCCGTCAAATACTTTAATGATCTGAGGAACAACGCTGCTATCTTGCCATAAAGTTCCTTTTGTTGGATTGGCAGGTGCTGTATCAGAGATAATGATCGCATCTTTGCCTTGTTGAGCGACAAGATAGAAATAAGCACTGTAGGTATTGTCCGTATATTTGAATCTGGTACGTGTCCACATATACCAGCCCGCTTTAGGTGTGGGTCTTGTCCCTGACCATCCAGACGTTGGCGGATTTGTTCCATCTTGAGAAATAGCATAGCTGATTTCTTCGGCAGCAACCCCTTTGCCGGTGTTCCCTGTTGCCCCTTGTAAAGATAGAGCGTAAGAAAACTGCTTCGTGAATATTTTGCCATCTGCTGTGATTGTGATCGGCACGGTACCACTCTTACTTGTCATAGCCGTAGTGACTGTAAATGTAATGATTGCTGTACCAAGCCCGCTAACTGTAGAAGTCATTCCTGTTGGCATAGTTCCGACAGATATCGCAGTAGGGTCTATTTTACTGATTCCCTTGTAAATCACAATTTGTGTTGTAGTTGAACCAGCCAATGCTGCAGTTGTTGATCCCGCAAAGGTGTAGGATTCGTTTGTAAGGAAAACAGTATAAGCATCTGCACCAGAGGTACCTTCTCCACCGTCTTTGATTCTAGAAATGGTGAATACATCGCTCACAGTCGCATCTGCCGCCTTGATGGTTAGTTGATCAAATGTCGCAGTAACTGGATTAATTGTAACCGTATTACCTGATCGTGTGACTCCTGTCGGAACAGCTGAACCAAAATTGCCACCGTTTAGACTATACGTCCAATTTGAGATAGCGGTGTTCACTGCAGTTCCGGTCACCGCAAAACTAGAAGCTGGTGTGATTTTGCCATCTTTATCAACTGTGATTGCTTGGGTTGCTCCTGATAAAGAAATGAGTGGTGCTGAATCTCCTTTGGGGCCTTGTCCCCCTTGCGGTCCCATAAATGGAGTCCATGGTTTGTAATCATCAGGATTATCTGAGCCTTCTACATTCGTATCTGAATAGAATCCTTCGTATTTTGGATATGCATTCTCGTAGTCTACATTAGGCGGAGTTGTGTAGTAACTAGGTTCTTGGCCTGGTTCAAGGATCTCAACTTTCCAATCTCTCATATCTAAATAGAATTTACTTAGGTCTGTAACTGGGTTTATAATTGATAATGGATTGAACCGTAGTAAATCGATATTAGTGGGAAACGATTCAACCGTAAATTTAACTTGAGTCCAATAGGTTCTTACATCTACTCGTTCACTAGCTTCCCCTGGAAATATACTGCTTTCACCCCCAGCAATACGGTATCTTGCCATAAGCATCATATTAACTGGTGAACTACCTCTAACCATCACACTTAAACCAACACGTTTACCAGCTAACTTAGCAGCAATTGCAGTAATATCAATAGCTGTAAAGATACTAAATATTCCTGGTTGTGAGGTTGGATTGGTACGCATAGTTCTATTAAACTGTTTTCCGTCTTCAACCATAGTGGTATTAGAGATTGGATATGCTGTAGCATTATTAGAACTTGGATATACTAATCTAGCATTCAGTAGGTTCTCATTAGGAACCTGATTCACAAGCGTACCATCAGCCATCAAATATCCACGATGTGGATAGTATGTTTCGCCTTCTTTCCCATCTTTTACCTTTACAATGCTTAACGTATCGCTTAGATTGTCCAACGTTGCGGTAATAGCGATCAGCGTCCAATCTTTGTTTGTCCACTGTGAACTTGTCAAAGTTCTTGTGTTACCAGTTCCACCAAGAGTGATCGCGGATCGAGCAGTGTTGCCAATGTAGGGAATAGCCGTAAATGTTGCTGTTCCTGTGACGTTTTGGAGTTTTGCCGATATGTTGATTGTCTGAGTTGTCTTCGGAGTATCATCGGCATTGAAAGCCATATTCTCAGCTGAAGCTGTAAGATAAAGCAACTTAGCATTCGCACCATCTGCACCCATCTTCCCTACCGAATAAGCATCCGTTTTTGAATCATCCGTGTAAACGATTGTTGTTCTAGTCCAAAGATATTGGTTTGCAGAAACAATAGGAATTGTTACTTGCCATCCGCTTGAAGGCGGTGTATTTCCGCTTGTTCCCACAGCATAACTAATTGATTTATCTCTGATACCTAAACCTGAAGGTCCATCAGCTCCCATTAATGTAGGAGTCTGAGTTTCAGAAGTTGTGTTATCGGTATAAGTGGTAACGATTCTAGTCCACAAGTACTCCCCAGGTTCTACATTTGGTCTTGTCGATGACCATGTTGTCGGAGGAATTGTTCCATCTTTAGACTTCGCAAAGGTAGAAATGGGAGATCCTAAAATCCCTCGACCGTCCGATCCTTTTGACAGACTCCATGTGTAAACACTTGGATCACTCGGCTGCTGATTCACTAAACTAACCGTTAAACCAGTATATTTTTTCCCTTGAGGATTCAGACTAAAACCAGTCCCTTTATCATCATCTGCATAAGCATAAAAGATGAAGTTGCTTACTCCATCTTTTCCTTTAAGCTTGTCTGCCATTGCTTGAATTTGTTCAGCGATTCCACTATCACGAATCAGATAATCTCCTAAAGTAATTTCAAAAGTATCGTTACTCCTACTACGATCCGTTTTAAGAATACGTCCTTCTAGGTAAAGTTCATCTTTATCGTTGACGATCGAAACATTATCACCAGCTTTTAAGGTACGTGGAGCATCAATAACATCGACCTCGTAATTTACCTCTGGATAGCCTGTCTTCTTTAACTGAAGAATGGTTTCGTTGGCCAAAGCATTCTGTGTTGTTGCTTCGCTGTTATAGATACCTGTGTAGTATCCCTCGTCTTCGCCTTGTTCGTAGGGATTAAGATAGCGGCTGTACTTAGCATTTGATTCAGTATCTTTCAAAATATTTCCACTCAGAACAAATCTTGCTTTGCCGGTTTCAGGATTAATTTCTTTTTGTGCGGTGGTCAGAGAGTAGCCGTTTAAAGTTATTGGATTTTCTTTTTCCTCAGGTGTTGCACCGTAACATCGATAAGCGTTAAACATGTTTGCTCGACTGCGCTTCATTCGGATATTTTTCACTTCACGATTCATCCGAAGCTCAATACCTGTATCGTTTCCTCGTTTCTTTAGGATATCAATATACTTGTGTTTTAACTCAAGTGTGTTTTCATCAATATCAAAGCGAAATTGTAATTCTGCGTTGTCAAATTGCGTAAAAATAGACTGCAGTCGATTTAACCCAGTCGCTTCTCCATCCCACTCCAACGTTCGAGTCAGATTAGGAATCTCATTAATTCCGATTTCAAATCCCGAATCTGCTGCTGCTCGTTCGATATAATAAACGATCGGTTTAGCACTACCCGGCGATCCCCACGCTGGGAGCATCTCATTAATAAGATCCATACCCGCATCTTCACCGTAAAAGTAGTGGAACATTGCTTCTTCATCTGATTCATCATCGATGACAGACCATAGTCTTCCATGGCCTTCCTGATCAGTAGTGACAAAATACGTTGCTTCCTGACCATATGCTCGCACAATATTTCGATTTTCTTCGTCAAATTCCACATAGACTTCAAAAGTCGAAGTGCCAGTTTCGACATCTTCGACTTCGTGATCATCATAGTAAGTAACGCCTTTAGGCAGTTTTGCTGAAGCTTTTCCAAGAGGGTTCCAGAAACGATCGAAAAAAAAGATAATCATAAGTAACCCTCCTGATTGTAAAGTTTAAAACTTGGCGCTTGTGCCCAAGAGGAATAAATACACTCGATTTGATTGATCCCAGGTTCTAAAAAGAATTCTTCCCAGTCATTCCCTAAACTGCCCAAGCCTTTTTGCTCGATTCCATTTAGTGTGACAATTCCCGTACTACAATCTGCTCGCAGAACATCAGCTTCCCCAAAAAGATTCTTCACATCTCGAACCTTCTCAACTTTATCTTTTCGAAATGTGGAATGAGTGAGTTTCATATGTGATACCGGTGTGCCATTTACAGGAACTCCCATATAATAAACAACATCAGTCACTTCAACGTCCTTCAATTCATCTAATCGAATGGAATGGATAAATCCGCCGTTGGCGACTCCCCCAACATGGAATCTCAACAAGTTTCCTTCTTTAACAATGGAAAACTCTCTGCCTTTTTTGGTATAGAAATTCCATGCAGTCGGTTGAAAGGACCATTCTTTCCAATTACCTTTTACATTGATTCGAATCTTCGCATTATTATTTGAAGAAGAAAGCTTATAAAAAGTCACTGAGCACACCGCTTTACCTGAAGCATCACGCAGTTCCACAATGTAGATACCTGTTTGCCGAATATTTCCAGTTTCAAACCACACACCATGACGAGACTCAAAATCTTTTGCCCCAACATGTCCTTGTGAGTCAGGCGACACCTTACGACCATACGTGATCCCTTTGAAGCCTTGTGTGCCAGTTCCGTAAGAATCCGGCGTTACAAATCCGTAGCCGCCATCTGATCCAAACTTCCCAGTACCGTTAGCATTTAATTTTTCCGTTCCATTCCACAAACCGTCAAACTGGTATTCATTTGTTTTCCATCCCCGACTTGCTTCAGCAGAAGCAATCATGACCGTATCCCAAATGACACGATCTGATTCAGTGTAACCAACTCCATCACCTTCATCGGGATTACCAAATTGCAAGATTTTACCCCTATTGTTGATATAAGCAATCACGCCATTGTCTCCTGGCATCGTTGCTTCCAAGATTGGATATGATTTGTATGTCCCTTTATTATTGATGGTGAATGTATCTGATTGAGTGGTATAGATATCAGTCTTTGTAGCATGTGAGATTCCTTCTGGCACATAAAACGAAAGACTAATCCTCACTTGATTCTTATCATCCATTTCTCTGACAAACGATGATGAGCCATCAATAATAGCATTCCAATACCGATCTTTAAAAATTGAAATTTGTAACTGTTGGGGTGTTTCCTGATTCAGAATCAGGGCTAGAGCATCACGATCAGCAATATAATCTTCGGAAGTCATCAGGAAGCTAAGAGGGATAGATTTCCCTTGATTTCGTTTGTACTTAAATTTTTTACCATCATTTTTGGTTTGTTCCTCATAGACATTCTCAACGTCCGGAAGTATGCCCCAATCAGGAGATTCATCTAAGTCCATTTTTTCTGTTAAATTTGATCCACTATAAATTATAGTTACATCTGATATCAACCTCTTATCCCCCTTCCTCTGCTTTGTGTTCGTTCTCTTCGATTAGACTCCTCTATAATCACATCGCCTAAAACTCTGCGATTCAGTTCAAATTTCACGTTTCGGAGATCCTTTCCAAAGGAAGCCATTATGGCAATCAATTGATCAAGTTTGTCCGAATAGTCTTGCGTATTAACAATCGTAGTTGATGTTGGCTCTACAGATGGACTCATACTTCTCAAGTTCCGAACCAATGAGGAATCTTCCGGAATACCCACGCCGTCAGCATACTTTGGAATGCCCAAGCGCCGCATGATCGATTTGGTGATACTAGCTCGAGCAACTTTCGTTCCTGCAGGAGCATTGGGAATATACACATTTCGACCTTGAGGTATAAATGGAGCCTGACCAGGGAACTGAACCAACTCTTTGTATAATGGTCCTGATTGATCATTTACGATCATATCTCCACCCGGGTGGTAATTTGTTCCTTTGGCATTTGGAATAGCTGTTTGTCCTGTTCTTCTCCCACGATACTCAACATCGATTACCACATTTTTGCTATATACTTGAGCAATTTCGTTCTTTGCTTGTGTAACCTGTGAATAGTCTGCTGTTGCATGTAAATGTTTCGCACCAACGCCAGTAGCATTGTAATCATTGATTTTGCTCTTAGAGTTTGCCAATATGCTATTTACATTTGTATTGTCTCCCAATAATCTTTTTAGTTCTGGAGAAACACTGTTATATGTTTCTAGCATTTTCTTAGATTGACTAACCGTTAAAGTTGCTGGATCTTCTGCTATCAATCTTTTAACTTCTGGATCTAGTGCGTTATACTCGTTTAATGAAGTTTTCGAAAAGCTTAATGCATTTAAGAGATCATAATTTTCAGCATTCAAATTTTTAATCTGGGGTTGAAATTGCTCCCACATCCCCAAATTAAGCATTGTTTCTGCCATGACTTCAGGAGTATTGGAGTAAAGGAATGCTTTTTTCTCATCAAATGACATCTCTGCCCATTTTCCCGAGTCTTCTAATGCTTTGTACATTGTTATCGAAAATTCGTCCTGTAGTATTGCTTTTTTATCGGACCAAGCCATACCGTCCCACCAACCATTAGCAATTGCAGCTTCACCGATAACGTCTTTTGCATTACTATCTAAGTCGGCATCATGGACTACTAGCTTCAAATTATTCCACGTTAGAGAATCTTTAGTAGCTTCTGTAACGACCTCTGCAACATTGGATTTAACTTCTCCGGTCTTTTCATCAAAAACTAAATCATTCCAAGTTTGAGCTGCTTTCTTACCAGCCTTACTTGATTCTGATGCAGTCCAAGAGATTTTTTCCGCATTCTTTTCTGCATTTGATGCCAATTCTCTTGATAAGTCAGAAGCGCTCTTTAGGATTTTTTCGTTTTCTGCAATTGCACTATCAGCATAATCACCCATACTTGAAATTAGTTGCCCGTTTGCAAGAGAGACCTCATTTTGTAATTCAGGATATTTTTTAAGAATCGTTTCCATTTGAGAATCAAAACCTTTTACAGTCGTTGAATTTATCTCATCCCAAGCCGCCAGAAATTTCTTAGCGAACTCACCATCTAAGTTGTATCCCAAATCTTGTAGGTACTTTTCTTTTTCTTGTCTACTTAAAGTTGCATTTTGCTGGGCTATCTGCCTTTGCTTACCTAAAGATTGCAACCACAATTTCGCTTCTTCCTCTGTTGCATTTGCTACATCTGCGTTCATGGCTGCAAGTATTTTTTTCTTCTCGTTTGCAGAAACATCTAAAGTTTCAACATATGCTTGAGTTGTATTTTTCGCCAGATCTTGAATAATTTTTGCTTCAGATACACTAATCTCTCGATTGCTATTACTAGCTGCTTTCTTTATCTCTGTGATTCTTGCGGTATTCTCTTGAACTGTTTGTAATGCAGATTCCGCCTTAACTTTTTCGTCTTCTACCATTTCACTGACAGAAGAATTAACAGATTCAGGAAGTTCTTTTATTAATTTATCCAAGCCCTCGACTTTCTTCACAAGGCTGTCTTCAATGGTCTGACCTATTTTCTCAAAATTTGAGATCATAGAGTCAGAGTTAGTGGCAAATCCATCTGCCATTAAACCGAATTGCCCTGATGCTTTTTGCGTATTATCCTGCACTTTTGTTAAGGTGCCATCAACAGCTTCTCCAACATCAGTTCCCCATCGTTGAACACGTTGACTAGAATTCCAAGCTTCTTCACCGAATAATTTCCATGCACCATACCCGACTGCAAGCGCACCACCAACACCAACGATACCAAGAATAAGCGGACCTAATGGACTGAGCGCAGCCGACATGGCTCCTATGCCTCCAGATCCTGCCGCCCCACTGGCTGCAGCGCCAAATTGTGTCATGGTGCCTGATCCACCTGCTAAAGTTTTTAGAAAGTCATTGGCGGAAATATCTCCATCAATAAATGATTTTTTTACCTCATCAATAGCTTTTTTCTTGGCCATGTTTGCACTTAGATCAATAAAGGATTTTCCTAACCCTCCAATTGTGCCACTTAATTTCCCGGTAATTGATAACAAAGGGCCAGCCGCCGCAGTAGCAGCTATCAATTTTACGATCATCTGTTGAGTTTTAGGATCTGCATTGCTAAACGCCTCAGCTAGATTACCGATTTGTTTGATTAGAGGCTTGCTCGATTCTAATCCATCTCTTAATGCGTCAACAAAAGGACCTCCCAAATCAATAGCAGCATTCACTGCCTCATTCCTAAGCATTTTTAGTTTGGATTCCGTTGTTTCGTACCGCTTGCCAGCTTCTTCAGCAAGTGCAGTATTTTCTCCGAATGCTTTGTTACCCATTTCTACCGCCCCAGCAAATACTCCGCTGGCATTAGCTGCACGCAGCAAACTGTCTCTTAACCGAACTTCAGTTATACCCATGTCATCCAACACACTAATTGCAGACGAACCTTGTTCTTCGGCTTTTCCTAATCCTTCGACAAATTTCATAATTGCTTCAGATGGATTAGATTTGAACATTTCAGCAAATTTGTCACCTGTCATTCCGGCAACATCAGCAAACTGTTCTAAGCTAGTTTTCGAATTGTCAGCTTCTTTATACATCTTTTTAAGTTCTGCAGATGTAAATCCCATTTCTTTGGAAACACCAGTTAGTTCTTTGCCACCATTTCGCATCGCTGTTACTAATCTTTCCCAAGAAACACCTTGATCCTCGGCATGTGCTTTCAACTCGTCAAATGAGCCCGCTCCTTTTTCAACAGCTAATTGCATATTAACCATCACTTTAGAGAAGGCAGACCCACCAGCTTCCGCTTCAATACCAACAGAACTTAATGCTGCTGCAAATCCCAAAATGTCGCCTTCGGACATACCAATTTGAGCACCGGCACCTGCTAACCGTAATGCCATCGCCGATATTTCAGATTCTGTTGTTGCAAAGTTATTACCTAAGTCAACCAATGCAGAACCTAAGTTGCTAAATTTATCTTGCGACATTTGAGTAATATTAGCAAAACGAGCCAACTCAGTAGCAGCTGTTTCAGCGCTCATGTTTGTTGACTCGCCTAGATCGATCATTACTTTAGTAAATGCAGAAACATTGTCTGTTTGAATCCCCAGCTGCCCTGCAGCTTCGGCAACAGCAGCTATTTCACTATGGGTTGAAGGTAATTCATTCGCTAGATTTCTCAAACTAGCTTCAAGATCATCATAGGAATAAACAACGTTGCCATTGCTATCCACCACTTCATCAGATGTTTTCTTTACACCAGCGAAAGCTGATTCCCAACTAATAGCAGCAGCTGTCACGGCAGTCACACCAGCCGCAATAGGTGCTGTTAACCCTTTAGTCAAACTAGACCCTATATCACCTAATATTTTTCCATTGGTTACTAAAACATCGCTTGCTTTATTGATTGAACCAGTTAAACCTTCGTTTCTGACTTGATAATCAGCAATCGCTCCTGCGGTATTTTGTAACTGCAGTTTATAGTTTGCCAGTTTACCGTTAGCATCTTGTAATTGGTTAGCCAGCCGTTTCGTGGAGTCAGTAGCTTTACCGTCAACAAACGAACCGTCATAAGCTTTCTTGAGGGCGGACACTTGGTTTTCTTGTGCTTTGATAATCTGTGTTAAACTATCGTATCGAGTACCTAATTTGCCAAGTTTGTTTCCTGCCAAGTCAGCAACTTTCATATTTGCTTGCATTTCTTTTGCTAGGTATTGTACTTGCTTTTTAGAATTAGCAACACCTTTCCCAAAATCAGCATCATCCAAACCTAGCTTTATGACCATATTTCCTAATGGAGTTGCACCAGCCAAATCATCCGCCCCCTTTCACTAAATCAGCCAATGGCTTAATTTCTTTACGTTTCTTGTTTTTCTTTCCTTTTGGCGTTTGTTTAAACATAATTTCATAAAGGTACAGCGTATCTGTATTCAGAACGTCATTGATAGTCCAACTGGGATAAATCCTCAATATCGATCTGACAACATCTACCTGTAACTCATGATGATCGGACGAACTTATTTTCCGTCCTTTTTTCCTTTTGGGTCTTTCTTATCTGTTTGATCTGATTCTTCCACGTCTTTCTCGTAACCTAAGACACGATACATAATGATTTCCATGATCAAATCTCTGTCCCATGCATCGATACCATCTAAAAGGACAGTTCCGGTTAAATCTTTATCATCAAACAAGCCGGCTACAAAATCAGCACGGAATTCAGTAAGCTCTCTAGCTGGAGGAGCAATTTCATTTCCTTCGTCGTCCTTCTTAAAAAGTTTTACTTCACCATCCGTGTAATCCAAAGCTTTTGAATAAGGCACGTGGCTTTGTGTGAAGGTCTTTCTTGTTCCATTGATTATTAGATCCAATCTGATTTCTTTTCCAATTTCTGACATGTATAATTCCTCCAATTAATCAAAAAATAAAAAGGCTAGTCTTTCGACTAACCTTTGTCATATTACTGTCCGCCACCACTTGGAGGTGTAACAGCACCACCAAGAACGGCAGTTTTTAGTTGAGCGACTGCGGCCGTCCCAAATGCACGTAAGACTTTAACAGTTTTATCATTTTCACCAATAGTAATTTTTCGAGAGATTGCGTTGTAAACATACTCGCCCGCTTCAGGTGTAAAATCTTCATCGTTTTTCGTAGCCAATGAAAATCCATCACGATTAAACGAACCTGCTACCATAGCAAAAGCAACTGGTTCACCATATAAATCTTCTGCTTCAGCGACTGCAGCCATATAAGGAGGATCCGTTTCATCACCGAAACCGTCAATACCTTCCGCCATTTTGATCAATCCTAAGATTTCTTGTTCAACTTCAACAGGTACATCCAGTAAACCAAAGTTTGCAGCTACTGATCCGGTACCTTTTTTGGACAAGTAATACTCAACGTTACCGGCAAATACTTTCACCGCTTCTTTGGATAGCCCTGTTAAGTCGAAGGCAGTTGGTCCACCTTCTTTTTGCTTACCTTCTAAAATGTGAATTTCCGCTGTTGTATCTGGTTCTAAAGCTGTAGTAAGTTTTCGAACCGATAATTTATCAAAGCCATAAGTTTCCATTTATAAATTCCTCCTAATAAAATAGACACCGATTAATAATCAGTGTCGTGAATTTGTGTATTTTTTCGATAACGCCTCGCATCCACAAAACGTTTTGTTTCTGAGAAATATTCGTCAAGCCCACCACTTAACTGAGCATAACAAAATTTCCACATCGCAGCTTTCACTGCTTTAGCAATTTCTTTCGTCAAAATTCTTGATTGAGTTTCAACGTTAATTTGATAACTGAACGTTTGCGACATCTCTTTGTTGGCAGCATAATAAGCACTAGTTGGCGGTCCAAGTGGTGTATCGATTATAATAAAAGGTTTGGTCGAATCGAAGCTTTCAGGTACTTCATAGAATTTGATGTTCTTTGCAGTAACCTCTTTTGCAATCGTAGGATCAGCAGATAAAACGTTGTAGACTTCCATCATCATATCTTTCATCGTGCTAACTCCTCCAATTCTGACCGCATCTCCTCAAATGCAGATCCTTCTGTTTTATCAACCACACCTTGCAATTTCCCCATTCCTCTAGGGCTAATGTACTTACCAAACCGAGTATAGCCAAACTCACTCAAATGCACTAAGCGCCATCTTGAACCTTGACCCCAACCAACTTCGATCGTTTTAGGCGGTCCTTTTTTCACTCCGGAAACAATTACTGTGTCATGCGTTTCACCAGTATCCATGTAACTGGATACCGCCTCTTGCACATCTTGTTGCAATTTTTTCCCATAGTTTCTAAGCGACTTATTCACGATCCGGTTTGTTCTTGCTGGACCTAGCTTGGCTTCGAGATTCTTTAGTATCTCGTCCACACCTTTAACTGAAACGCTCATGAGGTCACCCCCAAGATGATTTTAAGAAAATCGTTATTCTCAACATCTGGCGCAAAATCTACAATATCCCACACATCATCTTTGTATCGGAAATCATCCAAGACTACTTTATGCGCATTGTTTGGCAAATAATCTGTGAATGGATCTCGAATCTTAATTGTGACAGCTTTTTTTGTTCCTTTGCCGCTAAGGATATCTCTATCCTTAGAAGAAGGATTGTAGACTAAGCAAGTGCAGTAATATAATTCCTTGTTTTCTTGTTCACCTGGTTCAGGTCCATCGTTTGGTTTTACTTCAAAAAAAGTAACCGGCGTATTTAGATCACCGGCTACAATTTCAGGTCTTTCATATTTTGTTTTAATCGGCAACTTGATCACCTACCAAGTCAATTGAAGCATCCATGATCATCACTTGGAAATTGTCATAAAAGTATTCGAGTGCCTCGTTTCTTAAATAACGAGTACGCTCATAGACCAACTCTTTGCCCTTTTCATACTTTGTAGGATCGAACTCTCCAATGATCGATTTGATATCAGCAAACCCACTTTCCAGTTGTTTGCCGATACTTTCATCTTCGGAAGAATGGAAAATACGAAAACGATCTTTAAACTCCTTAATAAATACCTTCTCGTTCATTCATCATCCCTCCAATAGATCAATCAAATCTTGCTTCTTAGCGTTGCTTGCATAATCAATTGCACGCTCGTCTAACAACGCTTTTAGTTCTGGAACCGTAAGGCTAGAATAGTCTACAGTCGCCATACGAGCGTTAGGCGTTATTACTCCCCCGAGCCACCGTCAACAGGTGTTTCAGTAAAATCGAGATCATATACTTGTGCAGCATCGTTATTCGTTGGATATCCATTTCCTAACATATCGACAGCATAAAGGGTAGCCCGTTTCATAGCAAATGTTTCTTTGTATACGTAGACTCTTTCTGCTCTAGATTGTGTGGCATCATATTCTTTTCCAACATATGAAATTAGCTTGCCTTCGGGTACATCGACAGATTCGATAATGTGATCCAAACTGATAAATGGCATTGTTGTTCCATACACATTATTCAAGTTTGCTAAAGTGACACGGACAATAATATCCCAGTAGTTAACCGGATTGACAATCAAATATACATTTCCTGCTACAGAACGATATTTAGTTTCACCTTCATCATCAGCATCAATTTTATAGGTGTATTTAGATAGAACTTTCATTACTCCACCTAGCTCACTGACGATCTTATCTTTAGCAAAGGTCAAAGTTCCAGCGCTTGCTTTGTCTGGGTACACACCGCCTGTTACGGCACCATCTAAATCTTTTGTTAAACCGATCGGTTCGTTGTTACCTGTTCCCACAATGACTTTTTTCGCCCAAACGTCACGAACAGCTTCGCTTAAAGAAAGGTTGATAAAGCGATCGATCCACCGAGGTCCTAAGTCTAACGTATCATTCGAAATCAGGAAGAATGCAGTCAATGCAAGTTGGACAAACTCGGTTGCGCCGAACTCAGCGTCTAATTGTCCTTCAAGATCTTTATGCAATGGACCGAAAACTGCAACACCTTTACGACGAGCGCGAATAACTTTAACTCGTCCAACGGTTGGCGTAAAGTTGATAATATTTAGGATTGGATGATCATTTTGTAAGTTTTCAAATACACGTTCTAGAATTGTTTCTGGCCAAACTAATTCTTGATCGAATCCACCAGTTTTAACTGCTTCATTGTAAAATTTCGTTTCTTCAGCAGTTAAGGTCGGAATCCCACGAGCTTCTAAAACACGGTTGTCTGTTACATTTTTCAATTCTTCGTACTCAGCACGTACTTGTGCACCTGCATCTTCTGCAATGGCTGTGACGTAAGCTTCTAAAGCATTGTTTACTTGTTCAGGTGTTGCATCTTCTTTTGCAGAAATAGCGTTAAAGATTTTCTTCGCATCTGCAGTTTTGTCTGTAATTTTTAACATAGTTTATTCTCCTTTTCGCAATCGTGCGATTAATGATTTTGGTTTTAGTTCTTGTTCCACTTGATCTGTTACAGGTTGGCTTAAATTAGCCATCGCAACAGCGACAGCATTTTGAATCAATTCAGCAATGTCTTGTGGTTCTTCTTCCGGTTCGGCACGTTTCACAGAATTAGCAAATCCAAACTCTACAGCTTCATCTGCCGTGAACCATTTTTCTTCATTCATCCATTCACGTAATTGGTCAGCAGATTGACCGGTCTTATCAGAATAAATTGCCAGAATTGAATCATCGATGGTCTCCAATGCATTCAAAGTTTTTTGGATATCCTGTTTGTTTCCCCAAGCAAATGTTGAAGCTTCGTGAATCATCAATGAAGTTCCAACATTCATGATCACTTCGTCAGCGCCAGCAATGATGAAAGTTGCGGCACTGGCTGCCAAACCAGTTACTTCGACAGTGACATTTGATGGGTGATCTTTTAGGTAGTTGTAAATTTCAATCCCTTCAAACACATCGCCGCCAGGACTATTCAGTTTGATCACGATATCATCTGTGACTGTATCCAGTGATTCTCGGATATCTTTCGCATTAATGACATCATCGTCACGCCAATATTTCTTTTGGACATTGCCACTCAAGGTGAGAATGTGCTTACCATTTTGGATTTCGTTGGTAAATTGAAACGGTACTTTTTTAACTTTCGGCATTTTCGTTCTCACCACCTTTCGCTGTTTCTTCATAGTTCTTGGTCATTACTAGCTTTGTACCTTCTCCATTAGGCAAAGGTTCATAGTCATATTCTTCACGTACTTCATCCCGGAAGAAGCTTGCGCTTGATACCACCTTGTCGATCTGAGTTGCATCTTCGACGATACTTCTAGGTAATACCTTCGATACTTTGATTCTCTCGCCGTTCTTGTATTCTTTTTTTGTAATGATTTTCGCCATTAGTTCATCCTGAAGCTTCTTCATTAGTGGTGCGATACAAAGTTTACGAAAAGCATCTAGATTAGAATCAAGGTCAGCTTTTTCACCATAAATAAGCGCCGTAGGAACTCCTATGGCGTTGGCTACATCATCTATCAACGATGTTTTCATTTTGTTCAGCTCATCAAGTGATTGATTGGAAACCCCTTGTTTGTTGGTGTATTCCTCGTACTCGAATCCTTTGATTTTTGCTACAATTGCTACAGACTTTTTTTTGAATGCATTGTAGACCTTGTCAATATACTCTTGTAATCTTTGACTTCGTGTCTTGCCGTCTTTTCCTTTTTCTTCGTTAATACTTCCGGTCGAATCGATAGACACCGATCCACGAATTTGATTATTTCGCATTGCAATTTCAATGATTCGCCCAAATAACTCGGAATAGTCCTCGAACAAGCCCTTTGTAAAACGATCAAGTTTATCATTGTTGTATTCAATATAGATCACATCTGACATATTGAAGCTTTTTTGAAACACATAGTTCTTTACAGTTACGCCAGTGAATACATCATCATAAACGGCGTATTCCGTACGAGAAAAATCATCAGCAATCAACAACTGATTATCTTCGGTGAAAATAACCAACACCTCATTGTCATCCATTAGTCGATAGAAAAACTTTTCCCAGAACGTCGCAGCTGACATATCATTGTTGGGTCGTACGTTCAAAATGTACTCCCAATCAGCAGTACCATCTTTATTTTTAAATTTGACCTCCAGAGTAGACATTGTCCGTGCTACAAAATCAAGCACTGTGTTTTTTGCCATGATTTTTAGATATGCTCGAGCAGACTCATCATCACCATAGACGATATCTGGGATCCAGTCTGATAGTTCTTCATTACGTATGGACTGCTTAAAGACATCAAATAAACTCACATATTTTCACCACCTTTCAAGGTAAAATAAAAAGCCCTATTTCTAGGACTCTTTCTCGTCAAATTGGCTTTTTAAATTTTTGAAGTTGCTAATTCTTTTATATTCCTCTGGTTCCAAATTGTTAGCATAATTGTATAGTTCTCTTCTAATTTCAATATTATTTTGCTCCAATGTGGATATCATTAAGAACCATTCTTCATTTTTGCATGTATCGAAATGTTGATTAATTTCAAAATCAAAAACATCACCTAAAAACCCACTTCCAACAAGCTGTATCCCTAGACCCAAACCACGTTTGACGTATATAGAATTAAATATAATTACTTGAAACTCTACTGATGATATCTGTGTTCGCAATGTACCAATATATTTAGAATATTTCTTTTTATCAAATTTATTTTCATCATCCAAATATTCGTTTAATGTCTTAATAATTCGATGAAACATTCTAAAATATCGACCCAGATATTTATGCATATGTTCATATTGCTCGTTTATCAACTCTACTTTTTTTCTATCTAAATCTTCTTCTACAATAGCATCTTTCACACTATACTTGAACTTTTTTATGCTTTCATCGTAATTAGTAAATTCTTTAAAATAAACTCTTCCGCTCATTGGTCCTGATCGTTCAATTTCATTTTTGATAGGACTATCAGATAGGTCTAAATTAACATATTTATAATCATTTTGAAACCCATACTCACTAAAAATTGCGTCCTCATATAACACACTTATAGCTTTTTTGATTGACTCATCCTTTTGAAGTTCAATGAACATATTTAACAAAGAATAGAATTCATGATCTATTTGTAATAACAAATCTTTTTGATACAGTTCTTCCTCCTTTTCAGCTCTTCTTTTCTCAGCTTTATCTTGCTTTTCCTCGAGTTTATTCTGTTTTTCTTCCGTCTTCATTTGCATATCTAATGTATTTAAAAACACCATCATGGTTAATACAGGGCCTAAAACAGATACACATATTTTAATAAACTCTAATCTACTCAATCTGGTAAAATTATCATTAACTTTCGTAGAAAAGAAATGATAATTATTCAAATAGGTCATGATCTGAGGTAAAAAAACTGTCAAAGTCCCAATAAAACCTAGAATAAGAAATACAGTTAATATATATTTTCCCTTTCTCACTTTTAAACTCCCCCTTCAGTAAGGAGTATACCTTAAAAATCAATCGCATCCAACATATCAAAGGCATCATCATAATCGTAGTCAATGATTTCATCAGCACGCCATAGACAGTATTCAAAAGCCTTGAATCCGTCTGTCTTACGCCGAACCTCTTCTTTCTTCTTGTATGATTTATTCCCATCACCGTTAGTCTTAACTAGTACATTGTTTGTGTACCAGCGCATCAATGGATTATCACCAAAGATAATGTGATTATTTGCGAATGCATCTTCAATCCTTGGCGCTAATAAATTATCAGCAGCTGTTGGGTTTCTAATCACTTCGATTTCAAATCCTTCCTCCAAAAACAATGGGCGCAATAAATCCATCCGGAAATTATCGGCTACTATTTTCGTTATGCCGTATTTTTCACGTTGTTCAACAAACCAGCCGACAACTGTTTTAGGGTCGATTGTGGGCCCATCTATGACCGTCAGCAACTCTTTTTCTTCCCATTCCCTTATGGGTGCAAATTTTTCTTTTGTAGTTTCAGAAGCTTTACGAGAATACCCGTAGTAAATGTCCACAAATTGCTTTCTAACGAACGAATGGGTCTTGAATACATAATCATCCCCATCACGAAACAAAAGCCCACAAGCGGCGAAATCACGCAGACTGGCATAGTCTAAACCGCCAATGGCTTGTTTGCCGATTAAGTTTGTTGGGAATGGTCTGTTTGTTGCCAGAATCTCTTCACGACTAGCCACCGATCGTTCTAAGTCTGTGACAGGTAAATTCATACGTTTAGTCATGAACTCTTCTCGGTTGCTTGGATCGTCTTCCAAATCCTCGTATTCTTCCATAACAGTTTCGTAAAGATTTTCCGCATACTCAGATAGTGGCTGATGAAACATAGGATTGGCTAATTCCCAGTTGTCAGGATCATTGACCTGCTCCTCTGAGTCCAGTTTGCAAATGAAAGGAAAAAGAGCATTGAAACGGACTGAACCGCTCAACACTCTTTTCGCTTTTTCTTTCATGTTGTCCAAGAATCCCTCACGAACATAACCGTCAGTCCCCACATAAAACTCCCTCGGGTTCGGGCGTTTACCAAGCCCACTAATATGGACTTTTACATCTTTGTTCGATTCGTATCGATGGATTTCATCAAAAGCTACTGCTCCATCACGCAATCCATCTTTTGTATCGCCATTACTAGTACGGAATTTTATCTTGCTTCCAGTCTTTTTGCTCGTGATCACAGACTTGCCATATTCGAAAGCTTTTTGTAAAGTCTTATTCCGCTTGATTGTATTGTATATCTCTTCGAATGATGTTTTCGCTTGATCCTCACTATTAGCAACGATCGAAACGTTGTAGTCCATGATGCCGTGCATTTCAGTCTGAAGGAAATTCAGCACGACTGATAACAATCCGTTTTTACCACCGCCACGACCAAACATCCAAAGGAACTTTCGGTAGACATTCCGGTCATTCTTTTTGAAATAAAAAAAGATAAATGCGATTAAGAACTTCTGGAATGGCTGCATTGGGAAATACCATTTCTCACCATAAGCAATGCACTTATCAATCATCACATCATCGAAGTAAACATCAACACGACTAAGAACATCTCGTTCTAAATACTCAATTAAATCTGCTCGCTCTTTGTTAAACTTTATTTTCCCCGATTTGAATTGTTCGATATAGTAATCAACGTGTTTTTGATGAATCATGTTAGATCACTCTCATCGTAATCATCTTGATTATCAGTGACTACTTTACCGTTCAAATCATCAAGGTTAAGGTCTTTACCAAGAGCAATAATTGCACGAGAAATCGTAACTTTTTGAGCGATTGCTGGGTTAGTTTTAAGATACGTTTGAGTGCCGTTAAAGCCTTCGACAATTGGTCCGTATTGCTTAACAGCTTTATCCATTTTTCGATAAAGCCTAACTAAATCAAGGTATCTCTCAACTTTTTCAAGTTCCATCTGATCGTTTACGTCAATCTGTCTCAGCAACTGTTTCTTTAAATCTGACATCTTCAAAGGCTCTCACCCCCCTAGCAAAAAAATTTTAGTCATAAATTTGGACAGTTGACCCCTCCCACCGGTTCCCTAGATTGGGATTTGACCCCAAAATATTTCGACCGGGGGTGTGTTAGTCCCCACTTTGGTTTACTTTTCTATCCATTTTTGGGATTTTGTTTTCTTAGGTTGTCGCTCACCACCATTCATCATCCCACTTTCTTTTCTTTGGTTGGCCACGATAGTTCATCCGATCGTGTCGCTTGTTGTGACAGTCCTTGCATAACGTCCTTAGATTGTCTGGATCAAACGCTAGCTCTGGATTTGTTTCTAACTCTTTGATGTGATCGACTTCCAGTATCGAATCATATTGTGTAGTCAGTCTACCTTCTGCTTTACACCACAAGCATTCATAGTGATCTCTCTCAAGTATTTGCTGCCTCAGATTTCTCCACTTGGTCGATCCATAAAACCTAGCACGATCCGCTTTGGTTTTGACAACAGGAATCATTGATCTTTGGCTAACTGCTCAACGTAAGCATTTACCAAGGCTCGTTGTACTTGCAAGATTCCGTCTACTCCAAGCTGCGTAACATCGAGGTTCATACGTTCTTTTATAAACGTTGCGTTGACAGGTGCCTCAAGTGATCGCTTCATCATGTAATAGTTCAGTGCTGCAAGTTCATCTACCTTCAGCCCGTACGCCGTGATGACTTTCCAGAATAGATCAGCAATAGCATCCATGTCCTTCTCTTCTCGTAACTGAGTTAGCATCTTGATGAATTCCTCTTGTTTTTCTGGAACAGATTTCTTTTTTTGATCCTGTGGTTTCTTCATTTCTATCGCTCCGTTTGGGACAAATCAAAAAAGACA